GCTGGATCACCTCGGCACGCTGGCCTGCCTCACGCACCGCGCGGGGAATGCTCACGTTGGGATCGACCATGCCCGGAGGCGCTGCCTTGCGAAGGGTCTCGGTGGTAACGGGTTCGGCCATCATTTCCTCTTTTCGATGGTTTCGCGGATGGTCAGGCAGTCCTCCAGTTTCACCCGGAGTTGCTGTGCCACCCACGCTTTACCTTGCGCCCCGACGATGACATTCGGTTCCGCAGCAAGCAAGTCGCTCTTGCAGCGTTCCTCGTAGGCTCTGAAGGCTGCTACGAGGCGGTCGAACTGTTCTGGGGCGGCACGCTTGAGGTCAGCAGCGGCGTGCGCGATGCCGTAAAGAGGATCACTCATCCGACGCTGCCGCGTCTCCTTCGTCGGCCATACTCATGATCGCCGGGTACGACGACGGCGCTGCCGCACCGGACGGCGTGAGCTTGGCGTAGTTGTTGAGCGAGCGTTGCTCGGGCGTGCCGCCAACCAGTTGCGACACGGCGTGGCGCGAGGGAAGCATCTCGCGTCCCCCGCCCTTGCCCTTCGGTCGGGGAACTCGACCCATGGGGTTGCCGAACTTCATACCGGCAGCCCCGCGCCCGGCCCGACCCACCGGAAGTTACCTTCGGAGGTATCGTGCTTGTAGGGGGCCGTGTGCTGGGCAAGGCCGCCCTTCGCCTTCACGCCCATCCCGCCGAGCTTGCCCGGCAGGTGGTGCGGGTTGGTTCCGGGCGCTGCGGTCTCCTTGCCCTTGCGCGGATTGAACCCCGTGATGTGATCGACGCTGGACACGTTGCCAGCGCGACGGGGTATCTGTGTCCGCGTGAGGCGGGTCAGGCCGACCTTCTTCACGGCTGGGCCGAACTGCCCCCGACCGCGCGACGGCTGCCGGTGTTGCCGTGCATCGGGGTCTTGCCGCCGTGGGCGAAGCCCTCCTGCTTGGCGCCGCTCGCCGCCGACTGGCCCGGCGTCTGCGGCCCGGCACCGTAGCGGTTGTTGCCGTGCTTGGTCGAGCCGGTTCCCTTGGAGTTGTCGCTCGACATCACGCCGGACGGACCGGCCTTGGCCCGCTGGTCGCGGCGACCGCCGGAACCTTCCTGCGCGCTCTGGCCGGGGACCTGCGGACCCGCGCCGTTGAAGGAGTGCATCGGCGTGTTGCCGCCGAGTTCACCCCACTTCTTGTCCTTGACGTTGCCGTACTTGCTCATGACGAAACCCTCCTGCGGGGGACTGAAAGCCCTACTAACCTACACCGACAAGGTGACCTGCGTAAGACCTCCAGCCGCGACGCCCGCGACACCGGGCGAACCGGTCGCGGTGGAGCCGTCCAGATTGTGGACCGGCACCAGATCGCCGTTGCTGATGTAGGCTGTGGTGGCGGGCGTAGCCAGCACCACGTCGGTGATCGCGCCACCGGCAACCGTCATAGTGACGTTGGCGTTGCCCACGTTGGAGACCGGGAGCGTGTCGCCGTTGTTGACGACGGCCTTGGTGCCGCCGCCACCGATCATCGCGTCCATGTATTCCTTCAGGTACGGCTGAAGGTACGAGGGCGTGTGCTGGTTCAGATACTGGACCGCAGCCATCTCGGCTTCGGCGGCGAGCTTCGCGAACTGCTCGTTGAGCTTGGCGTCGTCCCAGCCGGTCGGCAGGGGAGGGGTGAAAACAACATCGACCATAGTTGCTCCTTTAGCCGACGCCGCCGGTGACGCGAGCCGGGGCGGTGTTCGTGATGGGTCCTTGCTGCTGCGTCGACTTCGGCGGCGTATTGCCGGGGCTGCCCGGAGGCGGCGGCTCGCCCTTCGCGCCCTGCGGCGGGGCGGGCGGCTGCTGCGTGTGACCCGGCATGCCACCCCCGGCGGCCAGAGCAGCGGCCATCTTCTGCTGCTCGTCCATGTGCGCGTCGCTCGGCACGATCTCCTCGCCGTCGAGGCCGATGCCCTGCGACACCGACCGCAGCACGGCGGCGCGGCCCTTCGGACCGATGATCGACATGTCGATGGGGTTGGCGGTGATCTGCAGGAACTCAAGCTGCCGCTGGCGCAGCGTCTCGCGCTGCATGGCGACGACCACGCCCTTCGGCGCGACTTCCTCCTCGCCGGTCAGCAGGCCGGACGTGTCGGTCATCAGCACGAGATCGAGCAGGTTGCGGAGCAGCGGCGTCATCACATCGTTGTCGATGTTGGCGCACACCGTCTGGAGGATTTTCGAGGCGTTGCCCATGAGCATCGCCAGACCGGACGCCGTGCGACCGGCACCGCCGCCGGGGCTGTTGCCCGAGAGGTACTTCGGGATCGCGCTCACGTCGTCGGCCAGCCCGTAGAAGGCGTTGAAGACCGCGAGCAGTTCCTGCGCGTTGGACTGCGGCTGGAAGAAGCTGACGGCAGGCTCGGTGGACCCGGCGACGTTCGGGTTGGTCGTGTGCCACCGCTTCCACGGGTACAGTTCCTCGCCGTTCTCCTGCCCCGACAGCCGGTCGTCGTTGACCACCACCTGCGGGCCGGACGAGATCGAGAGGTTGTTGACCAACGAGCGCAGGCAGGCGTTCGCCACCTCCTGCATGTCCGAGATGATGTCCACGATGCCGTTGCCGAGCGGCGACGACGGGACCTTCTCGAAAGAGGTCATGAAGAACGGGTGGCGGCGGCGCGGCGACGGCGAAAGCTGGACCTTGATCAGGTAGTTGCCGATGAGCCACGCCTGAATGGCGTAGTCGCGCAGCGGGTCGGTGATCTGCTGCGGCGAGAAGCCGTACTCCAACAGCATGCGACCTTGGACGTTCCCGTGGAACTCCAAGGTCGTGATCATGTTGGTCATGTTGTAGACGGGGTTCTCGCGGTTCTCCAGCACGGCGCGCGAGGCGTCGGTGCTGTCCCAGTTCTCCGTCAGGCCCTGCGTGCCATAGAACTGCAGCACGGCACGGATCGCCTCCGTGTTGTAGCCCGGCATGCCGATGAGGTCGTTGAGGTCGGTGCGGGTGACGCGGATGCGGTGGATGATGTTGGCGTCGGCAATGTCCGAGACGCCCGGCGACCACCACAGGTCGAACGGCGAGACGCACTCCCACCAGAGGCGCGGCTTGCGGACCTGCGTCGCCTTGCGCCCCTCCCACTTCACGTCCATCACCATGCGGACCGTAGGCCCCTTGATGCACGCGAACGGGAAGATCGGCAGCGTCGTGAGGAACTCGGCCAGCGCCGTGTAGAAGTTCCCCTGCGTGAGGATTTCGTCGATCTTGTCCTCGGAGACGGTGATCTGTTCGTGCGCGTGCGCCTTGGCCGCGTCGCGCGCCGCCTCCATCAACTGGAACACGCGCTGCTGCACCGTCTCCACGTCGGGCATCTTGCCGGGCATCGGCGGCGCACCGGGGATGATCGCGCCGTCCGGCCCCTGCGTCGGCGGCACGCCCGGCGCACCCGCCATCTGGCTCTGCACCTCGGCCTGCACCAACTGCTCGATGGACTGGATGATCCCGGTCGAGATCGGCGGATCGTGGGGCGGGGTCAGGCCCCAAGGACGGTCGGCTCCGAGGTACACGTCGCGGAGCAGGCTGGAGGCCCCCCGGCACTTCGCCGCTACAAGACGCGCGTACACCTCGGAGCCGCCGAACTTCCTGATCTCCGAGAGCTTCGTGGGATCGTATTGGCCGTTGAAGGCGCGAAGGGAAGCGAGAAGACGGTCGCTCCAGCCGTTCACCGTGTTTCGGTGTCGGACCATCATGTCCCACTGCTGCCGGATGTACCCGTGCAAGCCTTGGTACTGGTTGTCCGGCTGCGCCTGCGAGGCCAGTTCAGCCTCTCGCGCTCGCGCCGCTGCGGCGTCCATCTCCGCGTTTGAAACAGTGCGAACGAGCGGGTTGCGCGGCGCAAAGGGTACGATAGCTGCGTCGGCCATCGACTTGACCCCCAACAATTTGTACAAATGGGCACCCATTCGTACATTTTCTGGGGCCAAACCGCAATGCCCGACCTTCCGGTCACGGACGCCATCATCTCGCGGATCGCCCGCGAAATCGCCCGGAACCTCTACCCCCCGGCCACCATCCGCGAGAACTACAAGCTCTCGCAGGAGGAGTTCGATGAAATCCTGTCGACCCCCTTCTTCAAGACCCGGCTGGAGGAGGAGTGCGACATCTGGAACGCCTCCGACGCCACCTCGATCACCAAGCGCATCGCCGCCAAGGCTGCCACCCTTGTCGAGGAGTGCCTGATTGAAGTGTACTCTCTGGTGCACGACAAGACGCAGCCCATGGCGGCGAAGATCGAGGCGCTGAAGTGGGCCTCGCGCATGGCGGGCATCGAGCAGAACCCCAACGTCAAGGCTGGCGGCGAACTCGACAACCGGGTCAAGATCACGATCAACATCGGCAATGACCGCGTGTCCTTCGACAAGGAGCGCGCCCTACCTCCGAAGGTAATCGAGGGCGATGTGATCGAACTGACGGAGAACGTGTGAGCGAGATCAACTATACGGCACCGAGGACCGTATGCGAGTTCATGCACTCGCAAGCCTTCATCCGGGCCATCCTCGGCCCGGTGGGTTCGGGCAAGACCACCGGGGTGATCTTTGAACTGCTTCGCCGGGCGTGCGAGCAGGCACCCGGCCCAGACGGCATCCGCCGCACCCGCTTCGCCATCCTCCG